CAATAATTAGTCGTTTGACCTTTGGAGATTGGATAAAAGAGAACAGAACTGGACGGATAAGTGTAATCATAATATTTTAAAAGTAAACTTTGATAGCTTTATTCAGGAGCTTCAACCTTGACCCATGCAGCTGTTGACTCGTCCCATTCGTAATCATTGTCATCATCTGGGTAAGGCGTAGGTGCTTCCCACCTGCAAGTGCTTTCGTTTAAAACCCAACTTGCATAAGGCTTTGGTGCGATAAACGCATCACGAGTTAAATCGTATGTGTGGCCAATACCTGCATAATTTTTACGTATATTGCTGTTGTAGGAAGTTTGTACCCACGTATCATCGGGACCGAACAACGAGTGGCAGAATGCAATCCCTAATGATTCTTGTTCATTGCCATCACTGCCTGTTAAATCAGCGTTACTAACGACAATAACATTCTGAACAATGTTGTTTTTAATTAGTGCAAAATGTGCCATTAGAAAGTAATACTCCCAGAGCTAGTAAAATCGTAGTACCTATATCCCCCTGAAACTGTAACTGTAGGGTTGCCAGTTGTTGCTGCTGGTGCGGGAAATGAGTCTCCATAACGTAAAACAATGCGGCCAGACGCGCCAGGCTCATTACCAGCACCACCACCACCACCTCTACTCGCAGGGGCCGTCCCGAACCGGAGTCCGCCTCCGTCTGTAGCTGATCCGCTACCACTGTTTTGTCCATCTCCCGCTCCTCCGCCACCCACTCTTAGACTTGAGGGATGTAAGGGCATTGCAACGCCAGGCCCACCATTGCCAGCGATACGAGTTCCGGCATTGCCTCCGTTGCCTCCAGCTCCTGCACCTCCGCCACCTGAAAAGAAGCCATAAGCACCTCCAGAATAAGACGTATTACTACCTCCATCGGCACCAATTCCTTGGAATGTTCCGGTGCCACCTCCAGTGCTAGTTCCAATTTGATTGTAACCAACGCCCTCGCCACCGGAATACCATCCAAGGTTGCTAGCTGCCCCAGCAGCACTACCAGCCCCAGCAGCACCAACAAGCACAAAATATTGTTTATCAGTCTCTGCCGTAAAAATGCCTTGTACTAAAACAGAGCCAGCCCCACCGGCCCCTTGAAAAGCCCATCCATTGCCATTTATACCACCACCCCCGCCGCCTATAAGGTTATAACTAACATCGGGCATAGACACTCCACCTAGACCAACTAACATTTGTTGCATCATATCTAATATCTCCTTAAGTTAATTGTGAGCCAGAAATAGCGAACTCATTAGAAGTTGTACAAACAATTGTAGCCATTCCTTTTGCTGCTATTGTTCTATTTCCAGTTGCTGCATCAGCAGTGTTGTAAATTGTTGTGCCACTGCCTTGAGCAATAGTTATATTACCTGATGAGACATTAAAGACGGTAATCATGTCTCCAGCCGTAAATCTATTTTGTATAATAGTAAGAGTGGCACCACTTGTCGCTTCTCTGACAATTTTTCCAGTATCACCAACTTCTAATGTGTAACTAGAGCTGGCATGAGCATGAACACCTAGTCTTCTCAGTGGGCCGAGTGAGTCGCTGACGGTGCCAGCAAATGTGGCATCTCCGTTCATTTTCAGTGTGATATTGGCACCACTAGGGGTGACATTTCCAATATTAGTAACAGTTTCACCTAAGTACCAAGCATCTCTTCTCAATGTTGCTCTATATTGTCCAGAAGTTGGACGACTAAAGTTTAAATATCTTTGCGTCGAGGCATCAGAACCGTTTACATAAACTTCATTACCGAAACTGCCAGATGCTGCAAATGTGGCGCTGCCGTCGGCATTGATACGTGTGGTTTGAGTGCCATTCTGCTTACCAGCAAATACAGCGTTACCACCCGTTGATCTATCACCAATGAAAGACTGCCCCTGTACGTCATCAGCAAATGTGGCGCTGCCGTCTGCTTTAATAGTGACTGTCGGTGCAGCAGTATTTTTTAAATAGCCTGTAAAGAGGGTATTGGTTGAAGCTGCTCGGCAGCTTTGATAATCCCCGTTAAATCCAATAAAAACGCCTTCATCGTTTCCAGCTACAGGGTCCGCTCCAAGTTCAATTGATCCCGCAAAAATAGCGCTGCCGTCCGCGTTAATCGTGCTGGTTACAGTGCCATTTAATTTACCATTAAAAACATCATTAGTGCCAGCAGTGCGATTGACTGACAGGTTTCCGCTACTAGCAATTGCTAAAGCTCCGCCCGCAAATGTGGCAGTTGTACCCGTAAGTCCACCAGTCAACGTACCACCAGCTAGCGGTAGTTTAGTACCAATACTATTAGCGGTTGTAGTAGCAAAGTTAGGATCATCACCTAACGCTGCTGCCAGTTCATTGAGTGTATCTAAGGTGGCTGGCGAAGAATCAACAATGTTTGCGACTGCTGTATCTGTATAACCTGTGTAATACGAACCGTGTTGACCGTCAAGTAAATCAGCATCCAGTCCTGAACTACCTCCATCTACTGTCTTAATAGCAGTAAGAATTTCAGCAGCAGTTTGATCTGCTGTTGCTGCAGTTTCAATACCATCTAACTTAGTACCATCTGCAGATACATCTCTACCGGCAACTGTGGTTGACCAAGAGGTTACACCTGATCCATTGGTAATAAGAGCTTGACCATTAGTACCAGTATCATTCGGTAGTGTAATCGTATAGTTAGCGCCTGCACTATGTGGTGGTCCTTTTAGCTTAATACCGTGGGAGTTATTCTCACAGTTAAGAGTAATCTGACCTGAACCATTCGTGCTATCACCAGTTACTACTGGAATGTTTCTTGTCAGATAGCGTGACTCAGAATCATTAGCAAAGTAGCTCATGAATACCCAGGAAGAACCTGAGGTTGAATAGGTTAGACGCACTGTTAAACCAGTAGCGCCTACAAAACCTGAAGGAAGACCACTTAGTGGACTAAATGATTCAATACCTGTACTGTTACCAATCTCAATGTAGTCATTATTAGATGGACTACCAGGAATAGCTGCTACGTTAGCAATCAACGTAAACAGCACAGCATTAGACACAGCAGAACTAGCTGCATTAGCTGTTGTAATTGCAGTGTTAGCTTTTGATATAGCACTTGTAAACCCACCTGAACCATCACTTTCGCGTGAGTTAGTTAATGCTGTTGTGGCATTTGCATCAGCAGAATTAGCAGTGGTTACAGCACTAGAAGCATTAGTAGACGCCGTATTAGCAGTAGCTACAGCAGCAGTTGCGTTTGTGTCTGCAGTATTTGCAGTTGTAGTCGCAGCGTTGGCTGTATTAACTGCTGTCGTGGCGTTTGTACTGGCTGTATTTGCTGTCGATACTGCTCCATTTGCAGTCGTAACAGCGTTCCCTGCAGTAGTAGTAGCTGCGTTTGCCGTGTTAACTGCAGATGTCGAATTAGTATTAGCCGTATTTGCTGTAGTAACTGCATTACCTGCTGTTGTACTAGCAGTATTAGCAATAGAAATAGCTGTGTTAAAACCACCAGATCCATCAGACTCACGTGAGTTTGTGAGTGCTGTATTAGCTGTAGCTGTAGCAGCATTTGCTGTGTTAACTGCTGTCGTAGCATTAGCAGATGCAGTGTTAGCCGTGTTAACAGCAGCGGTTGCATTAGAAGATGCTGTGTTAGCAGTCGCTACAGCAGCCGTAGAGTTAGTGTTAGATGTGTTTGCCGTCGCTACAGCAGCATCAGATTTAGTCTCGGCTGAGTTAGCTGTAGTAACTGCTCCGTTTGCTGTAGCTGTAGCAGCGTTTGCAGTGGTTACAGCTCCGTTAGCTGTAGTTGTAGCGGTTGAAGCTTCAGCATCAGACTCTTGTGTAACGTATAAGTTTTGAGTAAAGTTTTCATTCAAATCCTCAGCTTTAATGGCGGAACCGGGAAAGAATGTAGAACTAAGAGTATCAATAACAGTATCACGAAAGATACGAATAGCGACACCATTAGCTGGTGCTGACGTGAATGCAAGCGTTGTAGCGTTAGCAAATGTAAATGCAGTTGTAGCGGTTGTGTCAAGAGTTACCTTAACATCAGCTTGTTTCAAATATTCAAATGTAAATGAATAGTTCGTTGTTGAACCATTCCCTGTATATGTAGTTTGTGTAATTGCCATTAGTAACGAGTAGTTGGGATAATTCCTAGTTCAGCATTTTCATCGTTTAATCTTTTTATATTAATACGTTGTTCAATCTCTCCACGTCTTGTAATATCTAATTTAAAAAATGCAGCTTCTTCTGCTTGTTTTTGAGCTTCAGAAAGCATTATATGGATTTGATCATACTTAGAAATTGGAACCCTTTCAGAACTTAAAAGATTAGGGAAACGTCTAGCTTCTCTTAACTCTTTAACAGTGTCTCTAGATTCAGCTATTTTCATAATACGTGCAATATCTCTTCTAAATGCACCATCTTTTCCCATAATAGCACTAAGTTCAGCCCGTTCGTCTGCTTCTAAATCAACACCGTTACGTGTTCTAAATGCAGAAGATACATCATATTCAATTTCATATAAAAATTTTTCTTCTTTAGTCATTGAAGGATGTATTTTAAGTGGTGAATAAACATTATAAATACGTTGATACATATTATATTTGTTTGGTGCTTCTCCACTAACAGGACTAATTACTGTAGGTAATCTATTACTATTGTCTATAACACCTGCTACTTGGTTGCGATTAGCAATATGTTCAATAATATCATTATTAAGTTCTTTCAAACCACCATCAAGAATACGTCCAAGTTCATTACGTGCTCCTCCAAGTGGCCCAAGTGAGTTAATTTGACCAGCTGCAAAACGAGTCATTTGCTGTTTATTACCACTCATAAGCTCTACAAGAGGTCTTAAAGCAGAAATACCAGCTTGATCTGTTAATGATGCAGCAAGAATAAAAGAAGCTTTTTCAAAGAAATGCTCCGTAGCAGATTCACCTAACATGTCAAAGTTATCAGCAATGTTAGCTACCATAGCAACCCAATTACTTAAACCAGGACCAAGTAATTCATCATATTCAACCCTAGTACCATCAGAAGCAACAACAGAACGTGTTTTAAAAGAACTGTTTTTCTGTCGTGCACGATTCAGTTGACGATCAACAGAACCATCACCTGTTATAGATAAGAAACCATCTCCAAATAATTTATCTTTTAATATTGTACCAATAGCTAATGTAGTAACAAAAGTACCAATAGCTTTTTTACCAAGAGTTCTATTCTTTAAATCAATGAGAGTATTTAACTTAGCAGTTCCATCCATCTGAGAAATTTTATGACCACGTTTAGAAAGAATGTCATCCATTAATTCTGGGTTCTTCATAAATGATTGTACAGAGGTATATGCTAAATCATTTACATCACGTTGAAATGAACGTAATGGAGCAGGTAAATAATCATCAGCTACTCTAACCATGTTAGCCATGGTTGTAGGAAATGTTAGGAATGGTGTAAGACCTGGTAAGTACTTTAGAAGACCATCTAATTGTTTATTTAAACCTGTATCTAAGTTAAGAGCAATATCAGCATTGCTATATTTAACAGCTTGATCTACAACAATACCGTTGTTATCAAACATTTTGTTATATTCAACATCAGCTAATTCTTTAACTCGTGCTGGTGTTACAGCTTCTCCTAACCTATCAAGCTCATCCATTGCACGGAAACGTGCTTGTGCATTAGCTAATGTAGCACCAGTCCAACCATCAAAACCTGTAAACAAATTAGGTACTAACCTAAATACAGGATCAGATGCCATAGCCATTTGTTGTTCATATAGATCAACTAAGAATTTAAAACCATGGTTACCACGAAGAGCTTCTTGTTGTGCAATATAACGATATTGATCTAACTTTGTTTCTTGTTTAATAACAAGATCCAGACGTGTTTGACCTTTTACAGAATTAGGATTCTGTGATGCTTTCATAAACAAATTACCAGCATATGGAATTGCTTTTTTTTGTGTATCAAAAATAGCACTATAAGCCATCCAACCACGTTGAAGTGATTTTAAATCTCGTCGAAGTATAGCACCACCAAAATAAGAAACAGGTTCTGCAATGAGACCACTTAAGTTACCATACAACGCCTTAGCTCCAGTTGCACCAGAAGACAACAATGAATTATAATAGTTAGATCTTACAGCTTGTGCAAGAATATTAGGTGCATCTGGATTGCCATCTAAAAGAGGACGCCACCTAACAAAACTATTAAGGATGTCTTCATTCATTTTAGCAATAGTATTAATTTTACCATCACTAAGTTCATACAACTCAAGGAATGAATCTAAAATATCAGGTCTATTAGTTTGTAACCATTCCCAGCTTTCAGTAAATTTTTCACTTTCTGATTGAATATTTTTTAAAGCTTGAGGATAAGATTCACGAATTGATTGTGCAATCTGTTCAGGTGATTTACCAAAGTTTTTGATACGTTCACCCATAGCTAACAACCCACGTTTTTGAGTTGCATAGTATTTGGTAGAACCTACAAGTTGTTGTAAGAAAGCAAGATTATCACGAATCTTTTCTCTAGCAGTATCAACAGAAATAGAACCTCTATTAATACGTGCTCCTTCAGACAAGTCAGAAATCTGTCCAGCCATTGATGTAGCAGTATAAGCTTGTGCTCTAGCTACATCCATACCACTGTACTCACCAACCATTTTATTAATGGAACGTAGTGCTGAGCTATAACCTTCTTCAGTTAATGTTTCAACACCAAACTCATTAGTTTTAATTTCTGATCCAAGAAGTCGTTTAATGTCATCTACACTAGCAGAAGGATCAAACAATTCTACAACTAAATTATCACCTTGTGTTGTAATTTCATCAAAACTAATAGCCCAATCAGCTGCATCCATCCTATAACGGTCAGCATCTTTTAGCTGTTTAGTAAGACCAATAGTAATTTCTTCTACACCACCAGGGGTTGCAAGACCATACTTAAGAGCAGGTTCACTAATAAAATTACCTAAACGACCATACACTGTACCTTTGTTACCAGCAATACGTGCTGCATCAATACTAGCACCAATAATACCAAAGTCATCTACTGACCGCATACCTGTCTCTCTGAAGTCATACAAATCATGTACACCCTTCATAGGAACGTTAGCATCAGCATTTTTGGACATATTATAATATCCAAGTTCATCTAGATCTTTTGTTTGTTTAGCAACATATTCTGCTAATACTTCCTCTGCATCTGCACTTTTAGGAGGAGGTGCAATTTCAGCAAGACGTTTAATAGCTTGATCTGTTTCACCAATAATTTCAGGTGATGCCTTAAATAACTTACCAGCCTCATCTAAAGATGCACCTAGTTTACCAGCAAAACCAACAAAAGGAATAAGAAAACCTAATGCTAGATCTTCATTAATGTTTTTTATTCGTTTTTCATCAGTACTGTTAGTATCAAGTGTTGCCCAATTATCAGGAATAAAGTCGTATTGAGCAGGTATTGCTTTTTTAATTTGACCAAAAAAGTTATCACCTTCGTATTGAGCACTAACAGAACCAACTATAACACTAGATCCTCCTTCAATACCTCTAGCGCCAACAAACTTCATAAATTCTGTTTGCCCTAACTTAGAGCCAATACGAGCTTGTGCAGCTTGTCCTGCTGACATACCTGCACCTTGCAATAAAAGTGTTGGTGCTACAACAGAAGAAATAGATCTAGTTAAATCAGCTACTTGATCTTCATATTTAGTAGCAGTAGGAATTTGAGGAATATCTAAATCCCTCATAATTAATTTACCTGCTGCATTAAGAAATTCAGCACCAAAATCAATAAGACCTTGACCTGGTGCACTTAATCGTTCTTTAACTTGTGTGTTAGTTTCTCCAATTGGTTGTCCAAAGTAGGTAAGACCTTGACCAACTCCTGATAAATCAAAGAAACCTTGTTCTTCTGTTTTCTTTTCACCCGTAGGTTGCGTTTCTGGTGCCGTAGGTTCGGATTGTCCTGCCGTAGCAGGTTGCATGGATTCTTGTTGAACTGTCTCTGACTGCTCTTGAGCAGCATTAGCTCTCTGATCGATTGCTTCGATTTGTTCATTAGAGAGTGTTCTTTGACGTTCTTCTTCATCCATCACAAAAGCCTCACCTACATTACCATATTGTGTAGGATCATTCATTGTGTGTTAATTTCCAATTGAATTAAGTACCATTATATCTTCTTCTGTTATTGGTCTTAGTAAACCACCAAGGTGTAGGTGTGTCGCATGGTTCGGATCGCCATCTCCAGGACCAATTACTTCCTTAAATAAGCCCAAACTACGGATATTTTCTTTTAATTTAATAGTTTCACCTTTAGATACTGCTTCAAAAGGTTGTCCATCCCAATGAGTAACATCAAACGCTTCATTGTGATAGTGATAGCTGTTAGGAGAATGCTTGCCAATACTTCCATCGCCAAAATCAGAATGCTCTGCTACTTTAAAGTTAAGTCTTTCGAGAACAGTACCTACATCCCTATAAACCTGTTCATTAGATTCGTATGTAAGAGCACCTGTAAAAGATCTTTTTGCTTCACCACGCTTAGGTAAAGGTGTACCAAGAATATGTGACTCAATAATTTTTTGTCCACGAAGTTTCATCATTGGAGGTTTATTATCTTCAAACAGTTTTGATACATTAGTAGGTAAACTTGCTAAACTGTCTTGAGTAGCGTTTGTCATAATTAGAGGGGCATTCCTTCCACTCTTAAGATTGTTTGCCATACGTTGTCTATTAAACACTTCTGGTAATGTAAGCGGGTTATCTTTATATGCAGGATTAGCATTAAGACGATCCCTTACTAAGTAAATACCTGCTGAATAATTAGTAACACCAATTTCAGAAGATGCATAAGTAGCATCCATTTCTTCTTCACTTGAAACTAGATAGGCTTCATCTAAAACAGCTGCCCCTTTAGTTTTTAAATTATTGTCAATATTTCTAACTCTTTCCAATAATTCTATATTACCCTTTTCTAAATTAGGAAAACTAAAAGCATTAACACCTTGTGCTGACATTCTATAAAAAATGCTAGTCTTGTCTGTGCCTGCTCTACCGGCGTTTACTTCATCCATCATTAAACCTAGTGCAGTTTTTGCATCTCGGGTTTCTTTAAAATGAAAATCAAAACGTTTTTCCATTTCTGCTTGAAAAAGATACGTCATAGAAGTACCAAATTGTGCATCAATTTTTCCGGTTGTCATAGCTTTAGCAGTAGTCTCAAACTTTTCTTTTATTCCTTCATAATCTTCTCCATACCTTTCCTTCTCTTGTTCATCATAAAGTTCCATTGCAGCTTCACGATGTTTAAAAGGAAGATTATTAATAAAAGTTAAATCTAAACCTTTTTTATTAAAACGATCATTGTATTGTGCAATAGCATCTTCATCTGTTTTTCTAATAATAGAAGCATAGCGATCTTTAAAATGTTTACTTACACTTGTTCTAAAACTAGCAGCTTCTTCTTCCAATTTCTGCATAGTTTCTTCTGGTTTTACATCCATTGAAGAAAAAATTTGCACTTCATTTTCATTTTCAAAACCACGATATTTAGCTGCTAAAAAATCATCTTGGAACTTTTGATCATCAATAAACTGTTTCCTAGCAGAAACCATCATAGGACCATATCTATTAGTCCATTCATTTTTATAAGCTTTACCGTTAGCGTTTAAATCAAGGTTACCAATAACAGCTCTCATAGTATCATTACCTCTTAATCCTGCTTCTATCAACATATCATGGGCAATTTTAGGTCCAAATATATTTTTAGCTGTTTGAAAGCCTTTAGTTATATTTTGAGCTGTACCAGAATCCATTAAAGCAGCAATTTTTTCTTTTCCTATTTCTTGGGAAAATTCTATATCTTTCTTAGTAGCAGATACTCTTGCAGTAGCATTACGTTTCTGTATTTTTTCATTGGCTGGATTAAAATAAGCAGAGCTAGTAATACCAAAAGATTTACGCATAAACTTTACAACATCTCTAGTTGTAGCAGCTTGAACGATGCTTAGTTTATCAGGATCACTTAAAGCTTCCATACCAGAAAATTTAGTACCGTCACCAAGATCATATATTGCTTCATTACTTTGCAGTCGTCTACCCATAGTGATCTTTTGTGTCTCATCAAATATTCTATTATGAAAAACTTTATCACCAATATGGCCTAAGCCAGCTTCTGTTGCTAAAGCTCTAACAGTATCTTTATAAGATTCTCCTGTTTCAACACCGTTTTCAATAATATTTTGTTCATTTATTATACTAGCTTTTGTTAAAGATAATTCAGCTTGCTCAGATTCTAGTAGTTTTTCTGATGGAATAACAGTACTAAGTTCTATAGCATTTGCATTATCTGTTTGATCTGCTAATTGCTTTGCTGTCCTTTCTACTGATTTTGCAGCAGCAGTTTTACTAACATTTTTTACAAGATCAAAAAAACTCTGCATAGCTTGCTGATCAATTGTAGCTTGCTCTTGACCAATTCTCAGGTTACTAAGAGCAGCATTTAAGTTGTTTTGCTCATTTTGCAATTCAATTGCATTATTTTCTCTTGTTATACTTTCTGTATAAGCATCATTAGCTTGCATAGCTTGGAAATCTTCAGTGCGCTGTTTAAGTTCAGCAGCACGATTTTTCTCCATGCCTTGTACAACTCGGTCTGCTTCTTCACGCATCCTAGTTATACTAGCTGTACTAATTTGAATAGGATCAAACCCTTTTGATTTTGTAGCCGGTGTAAATTGAATGCGTGCCATAAGTTATTAGTTAGTAAAAATTAATCGTTTAGCCACCAACCTAAATCAACAGGTTTTGATTCAGGCGAAGGTGTGTCATTACCCCCGCCCTGGCTAAAATTTAGACCAGAAAACAGCGAAATATCACTACTAATACCGCTCATAGCAGCAGCAAATACACTTTGTTGTATTGGTGCTGGTATATGTGATGGTCTAGCTCTCATACGCCTAACAAGGATACGTTCAGGTGGCATCTCAGGTTTAGAAGCATATGGTAGTTTTCTAGGTTTTAACATCTTTGATGCTTTTGCATTTACATCAGCATAGTGTTTTTTTAAAGCAAGATCTTCTAAATTTAGTTTAGATTGAGCTAAGAAACTATCCATATTAGCTGACGAAACTCTACTATTATAGTCAGCTTCTTCTTCTGCATTAGCTATTGTATTATTAATTTTTTGTAAATTAAGGCCAACACCTGTTTCAGCAAGACTAGATTCTGCATTAAGTTGTGCTAGTTCAATACCAGCTGCTTGACGTTTACCAGTTAATTCTGAACTTAATGAAATAATACTACGTTGAATATTAGCTCTTGAAGATTGTTTTGCTTTTTGACGTGACTTACCTGCTTGTCCTAAAGAAGATTCACCTTCCGCCATTAAGCCCTCTACCATTGCAGACTCTTTAGCTAAAGAACCTTGTGTCATTAATTGATCTACATTATTTTGAATTGCTGCAGTTCCAAGATTACGTTGACTACGAATACCTTGAAGTTGAACATATTGTTCTTTTTTATTTAAAGATTGTTCAGCATAAGTTTGTTTTAATGAAGATAATGCTGTTTCAGAATCAAACTGTTGTTTTAGAAATTCATCTTCAAGAGATTGTTTTTCTGCAGCTACACCTTGTTTAAACCCTAATTTATTTAATTGTTTTTGTTCACCAAAAATATCTCTACTTTTTTCAAATTCTCGTAGTGCTTGTGTAGTTTTAAAATTATGAATTTGTCTACCAGTACGCCAAGTTTTTAGATTGCTATCATGACTAAACTTACGATTACGATAATAATTTTGTCTATCTGCCTTATCTAATCTATCATTTTGTTTATTAGTTAGTTTGGCTACTTTTTTAGCTGCTTTACGTGCTCTTTTGTAATTACGTTTAGCTTGTTTATTAGCTTTATTTGCACCTATTGTGTTTCCGATGAATCCAAGTATATTCAGCTCCAAACCAGAGACAGCAAGCTGTTCATCTAGAAGAGTACTACCTTTTGGATTAAACATATTTAAGCCCTCCTATAGAAACGTGGTGAATAGTTGCCTTCCCATGTCATTGATACTAACGACACGGGGTATGGAAAATTACTTGTCACTTTTAATTCAAAATTAGTGTTACGTTGATGGATTGGTATAGTGAAAAGATGCTCTGATGTAATAGGACTACTATCTGCTTTATAGATATTAGCATCTGTTACATATTCTACGTTCTTCCACTCATCAGATCCATCTGCTTTTACTTTAAATAGCACTGGACCTGTCCTACCTACAGAGAATGTTACTCTAGAGATAGTTAATGTAGCTGTATAATCAGAGGTATTAGCATCCTTTTTATAGTATAACTTAGGTAATGTTGTTTCAAAGTCATAGTTATAACCTACAACAATACCATCAGCATAACTAGAGTAGTCACCTTTAACTTCAAAGTAATGATAACCTGTACCAATCTCTGTACGTTCTGTTGCCTCTAAATAGAAACCAGAATCAGCATCTAGTGCTGCAGTTGTACCTACATCTGCTGTTGGAACAGTAAGAAGCATCACACCTTTAGTGTTTTGAAATGGTGTATAAGGTACATAGATTTTAGTTACTTCATTCGTTGAGTCATACACCACCGCATTGACACTTGAGGTAGGCTTGACGGGCCTTGTAGCCATGTCTAGGCATGTATTACCAGTAATGGTAGTAGCGCCTGCTACAGAGTCTCCTGAAGGTATCTCATCTAAAATGATCTTACCTAGTGTGTACTCATCTTCTTGTTGTGATATAACAAAAACAGAGTCATTAATAATGTCTGCTGTTTGAATGGTACCAGGTAACTGCCACTTTGTCCATGCTTGAAATAGATCCTTTTCTCCATCATTAAAATATCTAAAAAGATATAGGTAAGATGTAGAATTATCTACTAGCATAATAACAGAGTTTTGTGGACTAACTGTTAAGCTATTAATACCTTCTGGAATCCACTCAAGTACAATCTTACTAATATCTACTACAAGTGGACCTTGATCCACATCACGTAATTGCATAGTAAACAATTTACTATACCCAGGTACCTTAGTAATAAAAGCTGCTGTAGTACCTACATCAACAGGTGCTATATCAGAGTTCATTTCATAATTTGAAAGATCTTTAATAACTGATGTAGTAGGTGTTAAAATATTAGAATTTGAAGCATATACTTGAAACTGCTGTCGTGCACTAAATAGTAGTAAACCTTGTGGAGAAGGTAACACTTCAGACAGTTTAACAGGACGGACACTAGCAACGTTTAAATCAATAGGGTCTGACGGAACCTGTGCTGTAGCAGACTTAACAAAGAAATTAAATGAATCATTTGCTGTACCAAAGAATACGTTATCTTCAGACAACATACCAAATCTATTGCTATAAAAGAAAGTAGATTGGATAGGAAAACCAATGAAAGATGGGATAGGACTTGTTACATCATCACCAGTCTGTCTAGGTGTATAAGTAAGAGGACCAAATGTAAATGCAGTAGGACCAGTATTTGCTAGCTGGTGTGGCATGGTAGCTGCATTAAGACCTGGTGAGGCAGTACGTGATACAGTCTCTTGCCAATAACCCCTACCTCTTGTACCATCATCAGCTATAAATTTAACATAGTAATCATCCTCAGCAGATGCACTATTTAGAATTTGTACATTGCGATGATGAAATGATTCAACAGGAAGTTTAGATATATCTGTAACTGAATCTTGAAATGCTTCTAGTGATGAGTTAGTAATACCACCTTTAGCATTAATACTAAATCCTACTGGTGTTCCAGATGGTGTACTGAAATCAGTTACAACTTGATTACTACCATTAGTACGTTTAATAACAAGACTAGTGGTGTAACCTTCTAGGTACCAAGACCCTGCAAAGTCTGCATTACTTGCAGATTGTTGTGCTTCAATACCTGTTTTAATTGCATCAACAAGATGATGTGAATTGTTAATACTACCAGAATCATACAACAACATGTCATCATATGTTGTAGAACCTTGTGGAGTAACTGAAAATTTTATATCTTCAATAGTTACTGAATAGTCATAAGTAGCAACAATTGCTTTTAGATTTAACGTGGCTACAGAATTTGGAACAAACGTACCAGCTGCTTGCATAGCAGTTGAAACTGTCTTGTTTGTAATAACTGTAACATCTTGTACACTACGGAAGTGATAATCTTTCTGAGTTGAACCAGTTAGGTACGAAGCTGAATTATTAGTTACAGTACAAAAGGTACCATCAGTTGTAGTCCATACAAAAATGTCAGAACCTTTAATAGCACCAATATATGAATCAGCTGCATCACGTTCAATAAAGAACCAAATAGCACCATCTAATTCAGACTTAGTAAATGCAGTACCATTGGCTTTCTTCAATACGTTTGTGTGTTGCATACCTGGTCTTTTTAATAGACCAAAGGTAGGATCAGGGTAACCGTTAATGCATTCAGTTACTTGTCCTAATAATTTTTTGTCATCATTTTGACGGGAGACACCACCAAGAAAATTTGGTATTAGTTGTGTTACTGCTGGCATTAGCGAATCAAAGTATGGAACGGTTGGTAGCTTTGATAGAAGTTCTTACCTTTAGGAGTACCAAAGAAGGTATAGTCTCCTTGGTTACACTCATATTCTAAAGCTGTAGAACGAGCAAGAGCTTCTTTTTGTTGTAGCATCTGGAACTGATTAGAGTCACCAATGATTCTACTAGATACAATGGTTGCAGCTTTAGCTACAATAAATGATTGAATAGTAGTAGGGATACTAGTCCAATCAAAGTACCAAATAATATCAACGTATAGTTTTTCGTCTGTCCAGGTAAATGAATGAGAAGTCTTATCGTAAAGTTTGCCTTCACGATTGACACTATCTCTATCCATGTTTTGTGTATATGTACTATTCAAATCCATATGAAGTATATTATTAGGAATAACTACTTCGTTATTTGAATCTGGTGTAATAGGATAATCGTACTCTTTATTAAAAGACCATCCTTCTGATTGTATTTCGCGGGACACTTCTCTTAGGGTGTTGAGTGCAATCGCAACGTCCGGGTTGGTTTGTGATTCAACTCTACTTTTAACAATTGATTGTGTCAAAATTTGACTGCTAACAGTCTGTGAGATATTGATAGTATAGTTATATGTAACAGGGTCTGTAGCTGGAGATACCTCTACACCAGCAACGGCAATAGATGTACCAACAGAAACATTCGGACCACCAATATAGGTACCGACTGGAATATCAGCTGTTGTAGTAGTTAGAGTAGTACCGGAAATAGAACCAGTAAATTTAGAAACTTCATTTAATACAAAAGTTTCATCGCTTGTTAATGTTGTAACAGGAGCCTGACCAACTGACGCCAGGATCTGATTAACAGCTTGTAGCTCAGTGTTGGAGCCAGTAGTAGGGAAGGCCATAATGAGTATTATTCTCAATAAAGAATTAAAAAAAAGGAGCCCCCGAAAGGACTCCTATGTATATAAAAATTAGAATGCTGAAGGAGCAGTAGCACCAACATATAGTTCAACGCTAGCAGCAGGGTTCAGATAATCCGCCCCACAGGCCAAGCGTCCGAGCATTACGTCACCTTGGTAGACCACACTTACATCTCCACTGGTTACTTGAACCTGTGGACCGATAGCTTCAACAATACCGGCTGCTTCCTTCTGGAAGATCAAGCCGCAAGATTTAGCACCAACTTCAGCAGCAGTACCATAATCATTGTTGATACCGGTAGAAGCACCAGAGGCATCTTCCATGGTTTCACCAACAAAAGAGCCAGTGTTACCAGGATCGGTTACACCAGTGGTTCCGCCGTAAGCAGTACCATACTTACCCAGGAACGGAATGTTCATGGACTTGAAGATTTTGATCCCGGCGATCTCAATGATGCCGTTACCGGACTGCAGAGCTGTGCCCTGAGCGTCACGGTTAACAAGACCATTGGAACCAACAGCTTGGATCAATTCATAGTATTGACGTGGGTTCAATACGGCGACACGTCCGTCACCAGATACACCCTTCTCGTCAAGAGCAGCAGCTGCATCATAGAATGCAGATACCAGGTTAGCAGCAACATAAGCGTCAGAATCATTGGTAGTTGCACCAACGCGAATCTGTGTACCACCGGGCTCAACATAACCAGTCGCAGTGATAGGTGATGCCTGACGTGCACCACGTGCAACAGCACGGAATGCAAGACGGTCATACTTTTCTGCGAGTGCATATCCGATCTTACGTGAGATCTCAGACCTCAAATCGTAATGAGAAAGTACCTCGTCCAATTCATAGACGAAAGCAGAGCTGATCAACAGGTCATCAATTGTGATCGTCTTCTCAGCCACTGGAGGTGCACCATTGGAATCACCCAAAATGCTGTTACCAGGAGTATGAAACTCAGACTTGGTACGACCAGTGTAAATGAACTGCAATGATTTGCCGTTCTTAAGTGTACGCTTCATGATCAAATCACGAGCGATTGTGTTATTCTGGAATCCTTTGAACATCTCGCCACTAAACAGTTTAAGATAAAGTGCGCGTTTGTCGCCAGATAGATTAGCCTGACCCAGCTGAGTAAGCTGAGCAGGGTTTACAGTAGATTGAAAAGCCATTTTTTTAAAGAGAGTTATTTTCGACTCTCTGAACGTTCAGAGTTATTTAGTTGTATATGTGGTCTGTCCCACCGTCTAGACGGCAAAGGGTATCCGCGTACGGGCCAATGCCAATAGTGAAGCCGGGACTTGAACCCGGCAGTAAGCCTATTTCTTATTCACAAGTTATCTGATAATACTAGGTAAAACTTAGATTGATCAGTAGGTGCATTCTCATAGGATGAGATGTCACCATATTGTTTGTGATCTTTGTAACCAACCATCCGTCCCTTTGTGTTCTGCAGTGCAGGCATGAAAGCGATGAATAGAAATACGGACGGTGCACCAATAATCAGTGCACCACCAATGATGTAGTAGGTGAATAATTCAATCATTAAAGTTTGTTCTAACTGTTGTTAACGGATAAACGTAAGTTTTTTATTTGCCTTGTGCTTTTCTGTAGGCTTCTTCTCGTTTCTGTTTAGCTCTTACAATTTTACTGACTGGTGATTTATTGTTTTTGTTACCAAAAAATCCCTCTAGAAAGTTAATTGCTTGATCTGATCTTTTTTTGTTAGGCATAGTTGTTATCCAATAGAAGGTGCAGTCAGTGCTACCTGTGTGGTAGATGCTGCTGCTAAATCAAGTGGGAAGTTATGTGCATTACGCTCATGCATTACTTCCATCCCTAGTCCCGCACGGTTAAGTATGTCAGCCCAAGTAGGGACAACGTGGTTCCCGTTATCGACAATGGATTGATTAAAGTTGAAGCCGTTAAGGTTGAAAGCCATAGTGCTAACACCCAAGCTAGTAAACCAAATGCCAACAACAGGCCATGCAGCCAAGAAAAAGTGGAGACTACGCGAGTTATTAAACGAAGCATATTGAAAGATTAATCGTCCGAAGTAACCATGTGCGGCTACGATGTTGTACGTTTCTTCCTCTTGTCCGAACTTATAACCTTGGTTCTGACTAACCTGTTCAGTCGTCTCACGTACAAGTGAAGACGTGACAAGGCTGCCATGCATAGCTGAAAACAAGCTTCCACCAAATACACCAGCAACTCCCAACATGTGGAAGGGGTGCATGAGGATGTTGTGCTCTGCTTGGAATACCAACATATAATTAAAAGTACCGGAAATGCCAAGAGGCATAGCGTCTGAAAAGCTACCTTGTCCAAAGGGATAAACAAGGAATACAGCGGATGCCGCTGCCACGGGTGCGGAGTATGCAACAAAGATCCAGGGCCTCATCCCAAGTCGGTATGAAAGTTCCCATTC